GCCACCGTCACGGCGTTGCCCTGGTTCCCGCCGAGCACCATCAGGCGCCCGGCTTCGTCGTTTCCGACCACGAACCCGACGTGGCCGCCGCCCTTGCGATCAAGGATTACGACGGCGCCCACGGCGGGCTCACGGAGATGGTCGCCCCAGTCGAGCCACGCCCTGGCGCGGTACCAATGCTTTGGGCGCTTGATGCCCTCGCCCTCGAGCGCCGCCGCGACAAAGGTGCCGCACCACGGGGTCTCATCATCCGACCACCACGCCTTGAGCTCGCGCAGCCAGCGGGCGATGACGGGCGCGGTCGCCTTGCCGGGAATCTCCCGAAGGCTGAGGAAGGCGCGCGCGGCGATGAGCCAGCGTGGCTCCATCAGGGCTTCCTCAAATTCTTGAAGTGTACGGCGATCGCGAAGCAGCCGGCCGCGATCGCGATGAGCCCGGCGACCAGCGAGATGACCTCGTTGGCTTGGGTCATCCACGACACGCTGGCGGCGGTCACGCTGCCGGCGGCGGCGACATCGCCCACGCGCTCGACCGGGACTGTCACGGCTCCCCGTCCTTCGGCACCTGCGCCTCCACCTGCGCCTTCAGTTTCTGCCAGAGCGGATACCCGCCTTGGCTCGTCGGGAGCGAACCCAGCAGGTTCACGATGGCGACGGCTTCTTCCAAAGTCACTTCAAGTTTGGCTTCCATTAGACGCTCCACGGCAGCGGCGGCGAGACGACCGGCGGGTTCTTCTGGGCCTCAATCTGGCCCTCCACCGCAGCCTCTGTAGCGTCCTTGTCCACGCCGTTAGCCCAGACCCAGCCAAGCACTTGGTCGAGCGTGAGGTCAGCGTAGGGGGTGAACGCACCCTCGACGACGGCAAACGAGGTGGTCGAGTAGACCTGACCCGTGTAAGCGCCATCCACGCCCGTGCATTGCCAATGAGCCGTGACTACATAGTCAGCGCCTTCAGCAGACTGCGGGAGGCAGTCGAGGACAGAGATGTTCCAAGTGATAGTGGTCATTTATTTGCTCTCCAGTTGTGCGACACGCGCAGTAAGTTCTTGAATAGCAGCGGTCAGCGTAGCGACCAAGAATGAGGTATCAACACCTTGGTACCGTGGCTTGCCTTCAGCGTCCACAGCGTCCTTCTCGCCAACCACGCAATCAGGCACAACTTCCGCAAGTTCATGAGCGATGAAGCCCTGTCCATCAGAGCCATCAGCGTTCCACTTGTATGTGCAAGGCTTGAGCAACGCTACTTTTGCCAACGCACCTGTCATTGGTGCAACGGTGTTCTTTAAGCGGTAGTCGGAGGATGTGGCGTATGCGACTGTGCTTGCACTGTTTGGATATATTGACCCAATCACTGCGCCGTTATACCCAAAGGCAGCAAAATCACTTCCTGTATTACCAACTTCGTGGTGTATCAGTAAAGAACCGTTAGACGCTTTGGCTACAAGAGCATTTTGAGTAATGGTTGCAATAGTGGTTGCTGTCGTCCCAACCAGCAAATCCCCCCCGCTCGTGATGCGGGCGCGTTCGGTGTCTGCGGTAAAAAACCGCATATTTTTGCTAGACACCATGTTAAAGCGAATATCGCCATCGCCATCAATGAACTGACGGTACGATGCCGCGCCAGTTGATGACCGCGTGATGTACAGTCCAACATCCGCGCTTGTTCGTGCCAATTCAAGCGCGGCCCCCGGACTCGCCGTGCCGATGCCGACATTGCCGCCAATCGTGATGCGGAACCGCTCCGTCCCGGTACTGAAACTGTTTGCGCCGCTGCGGTACACCAACGAATCGTCACCCGCAGGAAAGCCCAAGATGCCCGAGTCGCGGATGCCGGAAACGCCCCAACGAATGAACGGGGAGAAGGAATCACTCGGCGCGACGACAATGACTTGCGAATCTGCACCAGAGTTGAGGGCGCGGATGTTGCCAGCAACATCGAGTCGAAACCCCGGCGAACTCGTCCCGATGCCGAGGTTGCCGGAGGAGTCGAGGCGCATACGCTCTGTGCCGGAGGTTAGGAAGTTCATCCACCCATCGGTGCCAGCGCCACCACGAGTAAATTGAATCCCACCGTTAAGATTTGCAATGTTGTTATCGTAATAAAGCCCAATCGTGGCTTTGATCTCACCGCTGCCACTAGTAGCAACTCCATTAGCCGCATACAACTGAAAATCTTCGTTGGTCAAACGACTGACAAGAGACGAATCAGTAGTGGAAGTGGCGCGAAAAGTAGATGTAGAAAGAAGCGTCCCATCAAAGGTCAGCGCACTACCACTCGTCGCCACCTTGCTGCCGTTCAAATACAACACGCCGTTGGCGGTGCCGCCGTTGAGCGTGAGGTTGCCGGAGAGGGTCTGCGCCGCGGCGTCGATCGTGCCCGTCAGCGTCGGAGACGCCGAGAGCACATTGTTCCCGGTGCCGGTGTTCGTGACCGACACCGCCTGCTTGCTCGCGTTCAGCGCCAAAGCCGTCGAGGCCGTGAGCGCCGACATCGTGAGCGTGCCGCCCACCGCCAGCGTCTTGCCGGTGCCGACGTTGAGGCCCACCGAGGTGCCATTGCCGGCGGCGGCGAACAGTCCGTCCACCAGGTCCAGGTTGGTGTTGATCTTGCCGCCCCAGGTGTCCGCCGATGCGCCGACTTCCGGCTTCGTCAGGCCAAGGTTGGTGGTGGTTGTGTCAGCCATTTTTCGTTACCTCAAGCGGCCTGTAGATAGGCCGGGTGTATCTTTTCTGTCCAAGTCTCCGCCGTGTCTGCCACCGGCGCCCATGTCTCTGCGGTGTCCGCCACCGCGCTCCAGGCGACGACCGTATCGCTCGCCGCGCTCCAGCTCTCTGCCGTGTCCGCCACCGGCGCCCAGCTCTCGGCCGTGTCGGGTTCGTCTTCCCACTTCTTCCGCGCGGCGCAGACCAGCGCCGACGACGCAAGCATCTCGCACGACGCAAACTGCACCCGGTTGGCGGTCGCCGTAAGCGTCGCCACCGCGTCGATCTGCGCCCCGCTCTCGTACACGGCAAGCGCCGTGGCCGTGAGCGCCGACTCCGCCAAGAGCGTCGCCTCGCCCCGCTGGACGCGCTCCGCGCTCGCCGTGAGCGTCGCCGCGGCGGAAAGCTCCGCCGCCGCGTTCTGTACCCTGTTCGCGGTCGCCGTAAGCGTTGCCGCCGCAGCAAGCGCCGCAGCCCCCTGCTGCACCCGCTCCGCGCTGACCGTCAGCGTCGCCGCCGCGTTCAGCGTCGCCGCGCCCTGCTGCACCAGCACGCCGGCGACGACAAGCGTCGCGGCGGCGGTCAGCGTGGCCGCCCCCTCCTTGGGGTCTATGCCATAGTTGCCACGCCCGTATAAGCCGCTGCCGTAGCCGGCCACTTCTTATGCCAGCGTGATGTCAAGGTCGCCCGCCGGGACACGGAACACATCGCCCGAGGCGATGGTCTTGCTGGCCGTCAGGTTGCCGTAGGCGAGCAGGTTGCCGCTCGAGAGCGCGTCAAATACGCCGACCGCCACGATCGTGCCCCACGAGGAGCCTGCGGTCGGATACTCGACCGCCGCGGTGTTGCTCGCGGTGTCGGTCGTGACCGTAAAGGCCACCGTCTGGCGCGCGTAGGCCGTGCCGCTGCACTCTGTGCCGCCGCCGGTGTCGCTCGGGGCGACGGTGTAGAGCGCGAGATACAGGGTCGTTGGCGCGGTGTAGGCGGTGGCGCCAAAGACATGCAGCAACACCTTGTTCTCAAGATAGTTGGAAAATGCACTCACGGGATAACCCTCGTCGGTTTGACTGTCATGGCCATGCGCCCCTGGCTAAATGCCGCGCGCTCGTTCTGCAGGATCATGTCCTCGATGGCCTGCCCGTAGAGCGGGGTCCAGAGGGCGACGCGCTCGTCGTCGCGAAGGTACGGGGCCGCCTGCAGCAGAGACCCGTATAGGTACACATCAGGGTGCCGCTCCAATATCCAATTCGATGCGTTGGAATCGGAGAGCTTGGCGAGCGTCGCCACATAGGTGAGCTCCGCCGTGTACCCGGTATCGGGCGGCGGCAGCACCTCGATCTGGTTCCCGACCAGAGCGAAATACATCGGCTTGCCGGTCGTGCGGTACAGGGTCTTCTTCGAGTCCAGCTCGTCCTCGGTCAAGAACACGAGCTGCTGCACGGGCGCCGTCGAGGTCAGCACCAGAGACTTGGCCGAAAGGAAGTCAGACGGCAGCGCCGAGAACGGCGTGTCGATGGTGGCGTCGGCGCGCTTGACCATCTTCTGCGTAGGAAGCCGGCGCTCGAGCTGCGCCTCGGCCAACGAGATGAAGTCCGGTATGACCGACGTGAGGTCGTCCCGGTTCAGCCAGTCGGCGATGCTCGCCCTAAGCGCGCTGTATGAGTTGAGGGCCATCCACCTGTTCCTTCATCGCCCACGCGCCTTCGTGTGAATACTCGAAGGTCCCGATATGCCTCACCTGGTGCGAGAGGTCATGGTCCACGAGTACCTCGTATCCCGCCTCGCGCGCCTTGCGGCAGAAAAACACGTCCTCGCCGATGTAGTGATTCCCGACGGTCGAGTAGGGGATCGCAAACCACGGCGCCTCCACCTTCTCGAACACCTCGCGCTTCACCATCATCACCCCCATGCCGATGTAATCCACCGGCTGGAGCCCCTCAGAGTCCGGCGCGGTATACACCCGCCCGATCTCGCCGTTGTTGTCCATCATCGCCACCGGCTTGACCGGCATACGGCGCGTCGCATAATTCGCGGCCACGATGGGCTTGTCGCGCAGGATGAGGTGCCCGATGGTTTCCCTCGGGAACCGCATGTCTGAGTCAAGCCAGAGGAGATAGTCCGCCTTCTCCTCGAGAGCCTGCCGCGCAAGCTCCATCCTTTGAGAGGCGATCAGAGTCCCGTGCGATGTGAAAAGCAGCACACGGTCGTCTGTTGTCGCGGTGTGGAACGACATCGCGCGCGCTAGGTCATAGGCGAACGAGGTCATCACCGTGTCCCTTGCCGGGACCAGAATCGCGACCGAGCGGCTCATACGCGCCCCGGCCGTGTTCTGAAAAATCTGTTGTCGGGGTCGTTGAGCCAGCGCTTCATCGCGCTAGGGTCGTCGATGATCCCGTCCTTCTTCAGCCGGTAGAACAACGGCATCGGAATCGACGCCACCTTGCTCCACTCGCCCCAGCGCGTCCTCTCGTCGGTCGCGGCATACTGGGCCTTGTTTTGCTCCACCAAGTCGCCGACCTCGAAGACCGTCTCGATGGTCGCCTCGTCAGAGTCGGCGTCGTAGTGCCACCACTTCGTGGTGCCTGTCGTCGGGTCAAAGTCAAAAAGCTTCTTGCCCGAAGATTGCATATTTACCTCAACTCAAAGGGCGCCGGCACAATTACCGGCGCCCCCGAGTTTACATCACCCGATTAGGTCGTGGTGAGGTCAGCCGCGAGGCCGTGCGCGGCCTCGGTGTTGACCTTGAGGCCCCACTCGACCACCAGCATCCGCTTCTCGGCGTCGCCCGTCTTGGCGAGCTCGACCGTGCTGAACGGACGCAGGAACGAAACGGCCGCGTACTCGGGGTCGAGCACGAAGGCGTCACGCTCACGCTGGAACCGGTTCGGGACCACGTTCACGCTGCCGAAGTCGGAAACGTAGACATCGGCCGCGCCGATGATGGTCGCCTGGCGGTTGCCCGTCACCTCGCGGCGGATCTCCGCGATGCCGGTAAAGCCCGACACGCGCGCCTTGTTCACCGGGCCAACCATCAGCACCTTGGGGGTGCCGCCGGACGCCCAGACCTTCTGGATGACCGACTTGAGGATGGCCTCCGTGAAGGTGCGCAGGTTGGCGGCGGTCGCGTCGGTGCGGGTCGCCGTCGGGGACGAGGTGTACACCGGATCGGCGCCGCCCGTGCCCTTGTCGGTGTTGGTCTTGAGGAAGGCCAACAGCGAACCCGTCTTGCGCAGCGCCGTGCTCACGCCAGCCGAGCCGGCCGCGGCCGCCTGGTTGGTGAGGATGATGCTCTCCATGTCGCGCTTGATTTCAGCCGAGCGCTTGGCGAGCTGGTAGGCCAACTCCGAGCGACGGCCGGCCTTGTCCACCGACTCGAGGGTGCCCGAGATGAGCAGCGTCTTGTTGCTGATCTGGGTGTAGTTGCCGAGGCGGACGGTCGCGGCGGTCGAGTCGAAGGTCGTGATGTCGTCGCCTTCGATCTGCGCGTTGGTCGTCGAAGCGGCGGCGAGCGAATCGGTCTGCCACTCGAAGTAGGTGTTCTTCACATTCTCGCGGCCGACGTTCGACATGAACGGCGTCTCTTCCGGCGAGATGTTGTAGATCACATTCGAGAGGGACTCACGGATACCTTTTGCGTTGAAGGTATCAAACGTATTGCTAGTCTGGGACATTGAAGTTACTCCAAGAATTGTTCAAACACGACAGCCGCGTCGCGCGTGCTGCCACTATTTGCGAGTCTTGAAAAAGCGGCCTTCGATGCGACGACCTTGGACGACTGCGGCGTGGAGGCGGCCCCGGCCCTCATGGGCTTGGCCTTCTGGATGATCTGCGGACGCATCTGATCGCGTTTGCTCATCAGCTGGTCGAACATCATCGCCTTGCGCAGCGCCA